TTTGAGTTTAATGACGCTCAACGGGCGATCAACAAGCAGATAGAAGAGCAACGGAGCAAAACAGGCAAGGTAAGAGCGATTGTACTAAAGGCACGCCAGCAGGGTATTTCAACCTATTGTGCTGGCAGGGTTTTTTGGAAGACCTTTTACACTCCCTACACACGTTCTGTTGTTATGGCGCATGACAGTGCGACCTCCGATGCTCTCTTTAATATGAGTCGAAACATCATCGATAACATGGAGGAGGCTCCACAGCTTCAAAAGAGTAATGCTAAAGAAATTCTTTTCGAACATAACAAATCAGGTTATCGTCTTTACACAGCTGGTTCAAAGGAAGCTGGAAGAGGCACAACGCCTACTATTGCACATCTCTCTGAGGTTGCATTTTGGCAGTTTGATGAACAGATCCTTGCAGGACTCTTTCAAGGAATTAGCCAAGAAGCTGGTACGGAAGTAATCCTAGAGAGTACTGCCAATGGAGCAAGTGGGGAGTTCTATCGTCTCTACCAAGGGGCAATGAGAGGAGAAAATGAGTATATTCCTATTTTCTTACCTTGGTTTATAACTGATGAGTATCGTAGACCAGCCCCTGAAGGGTTCGAAAGGACTGAGGAAGAAGAAGAACTAGTAGAAAAGTATGGATTGGACAATGATCAACTGTACTGGAGACGCTTAAAGATAGGTGAAAGCGGAGAGTCTAAGTTTAAACAAGAGTATCCCGCTTCGGCAGATGAAGCCTTTCTTGTTTCTGGTAACAGTGTTTTTAATCAAGAAGCACTTTTGAACTATGAAGTCGCAGCCCCAGAGTACATTAGGGTGTACGATGAGATGAGTAGCTACTTCGAAGATAACCGAGAGGGGCATCTAGAAATTTGGACACCTCCTAGCTTTGACGAAAAGTTTATTATAGGTGCTGACGTAGCACTAGGTGTGGGTCAAGACTATAGCACAGCTGTAGTTATGAACACAAACAGAGAGATCTGTGCTTTGTTCAGGGATAACCACACTGATCCCAGCATGTATGGAGATATTCTTTTCTATCTCGGTAGGTACTATAATAATGCCTTGCTAGGGGTAGAGAGTAATAGTCTAGGTATTGCTACTCTAAACAGACTCAAACAAATGAATTATGTAAATCTATACTATCAAACTAAGTCGGCAAATCTTTCAGATGAGTCTGGAAACAAGCCTGGATTTAGAACTACAGTTGCCACTAAACCTATGATTATAGGGAATCTAAAGAGGGCAATTGAGGATTATGACATAGATATAAAAAGTGATATTATTATTTCAGAGCTAAAGACCTATGTTGCAGATGAGAAAGGAGCTACTTCAGCTCTCTCAGGAAACTATGATGACACAGTCATGGCTCTTGCAATTGCGTTTGAAGTGTACAGAACACATCAGCACAGACTAACTAATGATAGTGTATCTTGGCGAGATAGAATTGGCGAGATACAGGAGGATCGAACACAATGGCTATAGACACTGCGAAGAAACATCATCCAGGGTCAGAGAACCTTAAAAGTATTACTTCGACTGAAATGGCTAATGAGTATCGTCTTAGAGGTCTTGAGGTAAGAAGGAAAAACAAAGAAAAAAGAGAATTGGCAAAACAAACTATTGTTGCCATGAAAGAATTAGGCGACGAAGCACCAGATGCTTTAGAAGCCTTAAAGTATGTCTTGGTACAAGCAATGGAAGAAGGCGACACTGAAAATATTGTTAAAGTAGCTTCTATCCTTGCAGAGTACCAAGCACCTAAGTTGTCTCGTCAAGACGTAACTCAAACTAACATTGATGCAGCTGATTTGACAGATGAAGAATTAGAGGAAGAGCTACAGAAGCTCACTCTACAATAGTTCTACCGTTGTCCTCGCCTAGTCAGGGCTGCTAGGGGTAGGGAAAGCCCATTTTATGATTATTAAAAATATTCAAAAAACAAAAAGAAAAAGACCAAAGGAATACAAGAGTCCTGTGGTAAGGTGGGGTAATGATACACGCGTTCTTGTTAATAGTAACACTGGGGAACGTTACCATATCCCAAGACATGTACTTCAAAAGTATCGACAGGTGTAACTACTTTGCTTCTAGAGTAGTAAAACGCTATGGAAACTTTCAGTACAACTACCTTGTACCAGAAGAACATAGATCTTTGGCATACTGCCGACCAGTTTATATAGATGAAACTAAGACGAGGGTATACGAATGAAAAAGAAAGTTCCGCTTAAAAAGAAAAGCACTGTGAATAGTTCTGGCAACTACACAAAGCCTGGTCTTAGAAAGTCTATCTATGAACGTATTCTTGCAGGAAACAAAGGCGGCAAGCCTGGACAAAACAGTGCCAGAAAGATGCAAATGGTAGCCAAAGAGTACAAGGCTAAAGGCGGGGGCTATAAGTAATGGGTCTCACAGCACAACAAAAGTCTCTTAAAAAGTGGACTAAGCAAAAGTGGCGCACTAAAAGCGGTAAACCCTCTATCCAAGGACCGTTAGCTACTGGTGAGCGTTATATGCCAGCCAGTGCTGTCAAGTCTCTTACCGCAGCTGAACACGCTGCAACAACAAAGAAAAAACGAGAAGGCACAAAGAAAGGTAAACAATTTGTAGCCAATACAAAAGCTGCAAAAAAGAAAATAACCAAGGCAAGGAAGGCATGAGTGACTTATTACTCAAACATAAAGTTCTACCTCGTCTAATGACAATTATGTTTAGCATTATGGGTTGGAGATGCGCAGAGTGGTTTATGGCATTACCTGAACCAACTGCAGTTCAAGCTGGTTTTGTGTCGGTGGTAATGGGCGCAATGACAGGCGCATTTGCAATCTGGATGGGGAGTGAAAGTAAAAAGTCATGACAGTAAAGAAAGGAAGTGAAACGTTTAGTGGCTATAACAAACCTAAACGTACTCCAGGCCACCCCACTAAATCGCACGCTGTATTAGCGCGGAGTGGTGGTAAAGAAAAACTAATTCGTTTCGGATCACAAGGTGTATCTGGAAGTCCAAAGAAAAAAGGCGAGTCTGAGTCTTACCGTAAACGTCGGCAAGGCTGGAAAGCCAGGCATGCAACTAATATTGCAAAAGGTCCAATGAGTGCAGCTTATTGGGCTAATAAGGTGAAATGGTAAACCCAGGAGCGGTAAATGTCACGTTTTATACAACAGCAGGATAAAAAGAAACCTGCAAAAGCAGAACGAAAAGTTCCGCTTAGTCAACCAGGAAGTAAAGGCTATAGTCAAAAAGTAATGGAAGCTTCTAAGCCTCTGTACACAAGTCAGGGGAAAGTATGATGGCACACAGTGGTTATAAAGAATCAGTAACAGACGAACAGCTACTTAGCCTGATCGACTCTGGAATTGCAAATAGCGTAGGTGATTGGCTTAACAGTAGCGATCTCACAAAAGAACGCTTGAAAGCAACCTATGAATTTGCTGGTGTACCAGAAGCACACTTGAAGCCACAAGGTGTAAGTACTATTGTAGACACTTCTACCACAGAAGTAGTCGAGGCATACACGGCAGTACTTACTGACTTGTTCCTCGCCAACGGTCGTTTGGCACGATTTGTACCCTATGAAGACTCTCCAGGTGCTTTTAAAGCATCTAAAGACGCTTCTAATCTAGTTAATTACTGTATCTTTAAAAAGAACAAAGGTTGGGAACTCTTACAAACTTGGATGAAGTCAGCTCTGCTGTGGAAAAACGCTATCGTTCGCTGGGACTATGTCGAAGAATACGACTATGTAATTGAAGAGTATGAAACAATTGACGAAGCTAAGCTCGACGAGATCCTTGCGGATCCAAATTATGAAATCGTCGGCGAGCTAACGCTCGATGAGACAGCAGAATTTATTAGATATATTGATGTTCGTCTTAGAAAGAAAATTGATAAATCACGTGTTAAGATTGAGTGCATTCCTCCAGAAGCATTTAGAATAAGTAATGATGCAAGAGATATTGATGATGCATCATTTGTAGGTATTCAACAAGAAATGACTAAGTCTGATCTTCGAAAATACTATCCTGAGTGGGCAGATGATATTGCACCCGATGTTTGGGCAGAGCTAGGTACTGATGGTAACTGGCTTGGTAATAGCCCTTACAGCGAAGAGATCGCAGCACGCAAGTCTGTAATTGGACAGACCTATTGGCAAGGAATGGCACAGGATGGAATGTATCCTCTTGAGGCTAACGGTGAAGTTACTGTAACAGAATGCTGGTTACGAGTTGATCGTGACGGTGATGGTATTGCAGAACTTAAACACTTCATCACAGCAGGAACTCATATTCTCTGGGAAGAAGACTGTGATATGATTCCGCTTGCTAGTATTGTACCAATTGACATTCCGCATGAATTTTATGGTTTGTCTATGGCAGACTTTACCCGCAGTTCTACTCTTGCGTCTACAGCAATTCTGCGTGGTTTTGTAGAAAATACTTATCTTACTAATTACTCGCCTAAGTTGGCAGACCCTAATGTAGTAGATTTTAGTGCGCTTCAAAACATGAAGCCAAAACAAATCATTCCTACTAACGGTAATCCAACTGCAGCAGTTCAGTCGCTCTCCCCTGAGACAATCTCTACTGGCACAGTGCCGTTGTTAGAACACTTACAGCTTATTAAAGAACAAGCAACAGGCATGTCTAAAGCCGCACAGGGATTGAACGACACGCTTTATGTTTCGGGTAATTCCGAACAGAAGCTTGCGGCAGTACAATCTGCTTCGCAAAAACGAATCCAGCATATCGCGCGTAGATTTGCGGAAACTGGATTCAAGCGGCTTATTGCTGGTATTTATGAAACAATGAAAGTAAATATGAAAGGTCGCCAGTATTATAATGATAATGGCATTTATGGTTCTGTTGATATTTCAGAGCTTCCTTCTCGTATGGATGTAGAAGTATTGTTAGATATCGGTGAGAATTCAAATCGTAATATGATTGATAAACTCAGCAAAATTGGTGGTGAAATCCTTCCTGCACTAAATCAACAAGGGGCAGGTATGGTTGTTAAACCAGAAGCACCTGCAGTTCTTGCAACTAAGCTTATTGAATCTATGAACATCGATAGTAATGATTTCTTAGAAGATTATACTACTGATGAGTTTAAAAGAAAAGCAGCACAGGCAATTGAGCAACAATCTCAAATGGCAGAAGCTGAAAAACAAGTTAAACAACGTCGTGCAGAAGCGGATGCCGCACTTGCAGAAGCAAATGTTGGCTATACACATGCACAAGCTAAAAATACTATGGATGATAATGCTCGTCAACTTGCAGTGTCTATTGATAGGCACTTCCAAGAGTGGGCTGAGTTGGCTATTAAAGCAACTAAAGAAGGCGCAGAATTGCCTCCACATCCAGAATATGAACAAGTTCTTATGTTAGCACGACAAATTATACAACAAGGATAAAAAATGGAAAAGTACCGTGAGGCAGCTGAGAAGAGGCTGGGTAACAAGAAATCCTACGGTAAGCACAAAATTCATCCCGAAGAATTAGCGCGAAGGGCGCATGTAAAGGGTCACTTTGCAGCTAAAGAACGGGATGAATTTTTTGACGAAGCTTATGGAGAAGTTCTTGTAGATTACTTTGTAGAGTGGTTAAAAACTGATCCGCATGAAACTAAGTCAAGAGAATTTCTTTATGCTGCAGCTATGGCACTTGGTAGCGTAAAAGAAAAGATGATGAGTTTTGAAATATACGGAAAGAATATTCCACACTTACAGGAGGACAACGATGAGGGAAATTGATTACGATCAAATTCTAGTTAATATCAAAACAATGATTAATACACTAGAATATGATTCTATGCGCAGTGGTGGTAAGGCAAAGATTAACGCACAAGTACTTTGCAATCTTATTGAATTAGAAAAACACTATACTGCTAAAATGAATTCTAATAAGCAACCTACTGCTAAGAAGGAGGCTTAACTATGAATGATACCGAAGCACAAGTAGACTCTACCCAAATGGATGACTCTACCGCTAGTGGTGGTCAAACTGAAGAGGCATTGCTGGATAACATTCTCCAGAACACTGAGTTCTTGCAAGGAGAGTCTTTACCCGATGAGCAAGTACCTCCGGTTGACACGGAAGAATCTGACGAAGAAGAACCCGAAGCGTCAGAGGAAAACGATACTGAAGAAGTTGAAGAGGAAGTAGAAGACGAAGAAGAAGAAACAGCAGATGAGGATGATGAGTCTACCCAAGAAGCTGATGTTTACTCTACGGACGATCTTGACTTGGACGCTAAAGTTGTTGTCAAAGTTGACGGCGAAGAAATGGAAGTGTCCTTTGGTGATCTTATTAAAGGTTACTCTACTGAACAACATCTTTCTAAGAAGGGTCGTGAATTAGGTGAAGCAAGAAAACAAGCAGAAGAAGAGTATCAAAATAAACTACAAGAAGTCGATACCGTAGCCAAAGCTTCTGCTGCTGTCCTATATTCAGATGAACAAACGCTTGCAAAAGAATATCATGAACTAGAATCTCAAATTGAAAAAGCAAGAGAAGAAGGTGACAGTTATCAAGTAAGCGAACTTAAAGATAAACGCGAATTAGTTCAAAAGAAATATTGGGAATCTCGAAATAAACGAGAAGCAATTACTAAATCAGTAGATGAACAAATGGCAAAGGAACAAGAAAAAGCTTGGGCAGAACAGATTGAATACTTTAACAATACTATTCCTGATCTTATCCCTGACTTTGATGAAAGCACAGCAATGGCAATTCGAGAATTTGCTATTGAAGAAGGTATTTCTCCAGATGTTCTTGATACCATTGCAGATCCAGTTATTGTAAAATTTGTAGATGACTTTAGACGACTTAAACAAGGAGTTGCTAAAGGTGCTGCAAAAAGGAAAACTGCAAGCGTTAAACGTGCGCCTGTTAAAAAGGCAAAGTCTGTTTCTAAAAAGAAAGAAGAAGCGGCAAGCCGAATTCAACAACGCGCTTTAAGTGAAAATTCAACTGAAGCTGAACAAATGGACTTTCTACGTGGACTTGCTGCACGCTCTTTAAATCTTTAGTACTCGTGGAGGTATTTTAAAAATGGCAACGACACTTGGTGTACGTGGTACTGGTGGTCCGCAGGGTCCAGCCCGTAGCACTGGCAATGATGTCTCGCAACGTGAGGCTCTTGCTGACTTTATCACGATGATTACTCGTGATGAAACTCCTTTTATTTCTTCAATTGGTAAGACAAAAGCAACTGCTATCTATCATGAATGGCAGACCGATACTCTGGAAGCTCCTGGCTCCAGCCGTATTCCAGAAGGTACTGATTACCTTGAGCCAGCTTCTGGTGGTGCAACCACTTCTCCGGCTGTAGGTGACAAGTTTGCTACTAATGGTCCAAACCGTACTCGTCTGGGTAACTACACTCAGATCAACGGTAAGACCATTGCTGTATCTGGCACACGTCGTGCAGTAGATCAGGCTGGTATTGCTGATGAATATGCATATCAACTCAAGAAGCGTGGCACTGAATTGCGCCGTGACGTTGAGCATGACATGATTCACTCGTTCAATACGTCTGCTGCTGTTGGCGTACAGGGCAATACTGCTCGTTCTGCTGGTGGTTTCCAGGCATTCATCAACGATGGTGCAACTGTTAACTACGTTGGTCAGTGGGCTGCTCCGGCAACTACTGCTGACGGTACTGGTAAAATCCGTTCTTCGCTGACCACTACTGCAGCCCCGACTAAGGGTTCGCTGGCACTGACTGATATTGACGGTGTTATGCAGAAGATCTACGAAGAAGGCGGTAAGGCAACTAAGATTATGCTGTCTCCGAAACTGCGCCGTGACTTCTCTGACCTGATGGTTGGTGACACTGGCGTACGTCGTAATCTTGACGATGCAGGTAAACTGCGCCAGTCTGTAGACGTTTATATGTCTGACTTCGGCGATATTATGGTAGTTCCGAACTACGTAATGGGTCTGACTAACGCTGTTCAGTTCCAAAACTCGGCTGGTACTCCTGCAAACCTTGCAGCTACTACCGATGTTAAGGACTTCTCGGCTCTTATTTATGATCCGATGTGGTTTAACATTGCTACTCTTCGTCCGCTTTCGGAAGTAGACGTAGGCCAGAAGGGTGACTCGACTGTCGGTATGATGGTTGAAGAATTCACTCTGGAAGTACGTAACCCGAAGGGTTGTGGTGCTATTTACGGTCTTAACTAAGAATTTTGGGGAGGCTCTAACGGGTCTCCCCTATTCTTACTATTAAGGAGAGTTAAAGTGGCAGTTCAACAACTGGGTAGAAAAACAGCCGAAGAAATGTTTGGTCCTCTTTCAGAATTAAAAGCTGACAAGGCAGAAGAAGCATTAGCTAAAATGTTTGCTGGTGAAGTAGGATTCTATGAAAATCCAGCATTAGATGAATCTTTTAGTCCAGATCCAGTTAAACCAAGTGGACCTTTAGCAAAACCAGAAATTGATCTTGGGGATTCTTTTAAGTCAGATTATCATGTTCTTAATATTAAAGAAAGACCTAAAATAAATCCTGATAATAATAGGAATACTGGTTATGGACCTAAAGGAAATATTTTCCCTAGCAGTGCAGCACAACGTGCGGAATATGACAGGGTGTACGGTGGTACAGGTTCAGAAAACGCTTTGGCAATGCAAAAACTGCGTGAGATGGGTGAAGAAGGTCTTGTAGCTCGGCGAGCAAGAGAACGCTATGAAAATAGCCCTGCTGGTCGTAAACCACAACCACAAAAAACCTATAGTAGTTTTTCAGAATTTTTTGGTAAATAAGGAGAATATAATGCCTATTCGTGTTGGTAAACAAGAAAAAATGACAATGCCTAAAAGCAAAGCAGCGGCATTTGAAGACTATAAAAAGAAAGAAGGACATCGCAGTAAGCGAGATCCTAAACATGCTATGAATGCCGAAGGTGTTTCACGGCTTAAAGAAGATCCTGTATATAAAAAATCTGGCGGTAAGATTTATAACTGCCGTTAATTGGAGGTAATAATGCTTGTAATTAAATTAGACAATGGGAATGTCTATCCTGCAGATCGTTGTATTTGGCGTACAGTTGATGATCCTACTGGTGGATATCGCCTAACTCATTTTACGCCTAATGCTACTTCTGTAGCAATTACTGCAACACCCGCAGTAGCTCCTGCTGGAGCAAGGCTTGGGTATATTGGTAAAAGTGGTCGATTTGTATCTTATACTGATCCTGCTGTTTAACTAGGAGAATGAGGACATGTCTAGCGAAAACGAATTTAAATTTCACAGTAAAACAGTAAACAAAGATTTAGGTATTCAAGCAGGTTACGACCTGAATACTAATCAATGGGAAGCCAAACAAGATATTACTCAATATATTGATCATGCAAAGCTTGAGCGAGAAAAACAAGAATACTATGGAATTCGTAAAGATGGTTATCGGAAGATGGCAACAATTCCAGATATTGTAGCTCTCGAGATTCTTCAAAACCATCATCTCGATTTGCACGATCCTGCATTTATGCAAGACAGAAAAAATCTTGAAAGGCTAAAAAAGATTTTGATTAGCGAATATCCAGATCTACTAGTTAATAAGTAATTAGGAGATACAGATGAGAACACACGCACAACTAATTTCTTTGGTTCGTGAGTGGTCTAACAGGGATACTGAAGTTCTTAGTGATGATATCATTAAAGATTGCTTAAGATATGCTGCTGATAAAGCTTATAGATTTCTGCGGATTTCACCTTTAGAGGCAACGGTAACGTATAACTCAACAGCATTACTTGCTGCAACAACAGCATCTACAACTTATAATGACAGTAAAACAGAATTAAAGATCCCTTCTGACCTAATCGAATTTATTCAGATTAGAGAAGTAGACTCTAGTAATAATACAACTCGTGTGTTTAACGAAAAACTAGATCTGCGTTCTTATAACGACTACAACACAACAACAACGAGTTCTTATTGGTCACGCCAAGGAACTACTCTGTTGCTTTCTCCAGGCTTTCAAACAACAGCAATTGGATCTCCTGTAGCAATTGAATTACACTATTATAAGCGTCTTCCTGCATTAGATGCTACTTATAACGTATCTGCTGCTAACTATGCAGCTGGTTTATTGACACAATCTACACAAGGTACTACAGGAGCAAGTCCTCTTTACCTTGTTACACTTGGTGGTGTTACTACGGCATATGATACGCTTGCTGCAGCACAAGCAGTTGGTACTGCAAGTACTGTTTATTTTGTAGGTAATGAAGTAGCTAACTGGCTTAGGGATGAGAATGAACGAGTATTGCTTATGGGCGCACTTGCAGAAGCATTTTCATTTCTTCAAGAAGATGATCAAGTTCAAAAGTATGCAGCTATGTTTAAAGCAGAGCTTGCAGAGCTTAATGATGAAGACAAAAAGAGAAACGCAAGAGGTGGCAACGTACAAATTAGTTACAGTGCAGGAGGGTTAATCTGATGGCAACACCAGCAATTCATACTACTGTAACTAATCTTAATGATGCTGAACATACCGTAGTAAATACTGGTGCAACTTCTGACTCCCAAGCTGGAGGTTTCTTTGGAGCAGAAGAAGCACAATATGAAAGTGTTAGTGCAGCGGTTACTGCTGACCTTCTTGCAGCACAAGCTTCGGCTGATGCAGCAGCTGTTTCAGAAACTAACGCTGCAACTAGTGCAACCAACGCTGCAAACAGTGCAACTAACGCGTCTACCTCTGCAGCAACTGCCACAACGCAAGCTACAAATTCTGCCAATAGTGCTAGTAACTCTTCAAACTCCGCTAATCTTTCACAAGACTGGGCGGTTAAAACTAACGGTATTGTAGAAAGCACTGATTACGCATCTAAAGCATGGGCAATTGGTGGCACAGGAGTAACTAATAGTACTGGTGGTGGTGCATCTAAAGAGTGGGCTACTAAAACAGGTAGCACAGTTGATGGAACAGAGTATAGTGCAAAGCATTATGCCAATTCAATTACTGCATCTGCAGCTACTGCAACAGCACAAGCAGC